ATAAACTCAGCAAATGCCAGATCTTGATCGGGATTATCTATAACTTTATTGTAAATTTTGTTCATCGGACTTGGTATGTGCTTTCTATGCCAGAACAAGGACGTTAGCCAGTCGTAAGGATTCCTTAAAAAGGCAAAGTGCCAAAATTTTTTTTTTAAATGCTTTGTTCTTGGGTTTCCGTAGAGAATCTTTTTAGTTAAACTTACTTGGTTATGTGCCCCAAATCCGTTTCTAAGACCAGCGTGTTTAAACCACCACTTCATCCAATTATTGTGGTCAGGATTGCTCTCGCTCCAACCTACAAACATTTCTCCTTCTGTGTCCCTAGTAAGAGTACGAACCCCTCTCTGTCCTACAAAGTACACTTCTTGTCCCATGTTTTTTGCTATCCAGTTTCCGATGGATGTTCCACCGGTTTTTGGAATATGATGACAAACAAAACCTTTTGTCTTATGAGCCATTGTTACCATTTTAGTCTCTGTCTCCACTGTTCGTCTGTTTCGTTAAAATTAAGCTCTATCAGGGTTAAGTCGTTTAACTTAAACCAATCCTGCTTGGTCCTATCTCTTGCTTGGGCACGATAAAAATTAATCTTGTTTTTGTGGTAAAAATGAATGTATTTAAAGTGCTGCTCGCCATGAACTTCTACAAACATTTCCCTATTAGGAACAAATATGTCGCATCTAAGTTTGTTATTTTTAGTTGTAGCAGAGCCGGGAAGAGAAACCTCTTCTAAAATAACGTCAAAAGGAAACAACTCTTTAATAATTCCCACTGCCCGCTTGTGCAGCTTTGATCTTTTCCCTTTGTTCCCCTTTGGTTTCCAGTTATAGTCCTTTCCGTCAAGTCCTACTACTTTCATTCTAACCCTTGAGCGGTCATTTTAGTCAAGAGGTTCATAAAATCAGGATTTTCTGCCATAAAATTGTAAAGTTTTATCTGACCTTGGAACTTAAACCCTTTGGTTGATAGTAGTTCTTCTTGATTATCAACATCAATGTCTGGTCTCGCCTTCTTTAAAATTGCTTTAAAATCTTTTTCATCATCCCCTCCGCCAAAAGTAACGAAATCACAGGTACACCATGCTCCGCTTTTTGAAACAAGTCCGAGATCCATTCCGATTTGTATATTTTCTTGAACCTTGTCGATTCCTTTTCCATATCTGATATAACTTTGCACCTGACCTCCCGGTGGTCCACAGGATGAACAGATAATTTTCCAGTTTACAATCTGGCCGATTCTTTTACCATTCTCATCAACCCAACCTTTAATTGCTGGACGATCCATCCCACTGCCAGCTATTTCCATTCTTGTGTCTGCCTGATACTGAATTTTATTACCACCATCAGACATTTTAGCCTTGCCAAATCCACCAGTATTTGCGATATAGTGAGTTATAGCTATTACCAACCCTCGTTGCTTAGGAAGTAGTTGTCCAATCTTCTTGGTGAAAATTGATAAAATCTTAGGTAGTCCAGCACGACCCGGACTAAAATCTCCTTCTATTTCTTTCTGCGGCAGAAGGGATGAAACCGAGTCGATAATTAACACAGCTCCGGCATAATCTGGATGGCTCATCATCTTATAAGCGGCTTCTAAAAATACTTCTGCGGAAAGAGGTTTGTCGACAGGTGCAATTACGTGAATCTTGGATGTATCAAACCCTTCCACTTGAAAGTTCATGTCTTTAAGTCTACCTTCAGCGTCTAGATAAATCACTGGGCGACCTTCCGCTTGACAATTGGCTGCAATTTGCATTGCTGTAGTTGTTTTGCCGCTTTTAGGATCTCCTGTAAGGGTTAGCCAGCATCCTTCACGAACACCTCCACCCAAAGCTAGATCAATAGCAGGACTAATTGAAATCATTCCTAAATTTTTCTTTTCAGTTAGTACATCTATTCCGCTTTTAATAATTTCGCCATTATCTTTCAAAATGCTTTTTAAATATTTTGGTTGAGTGGACTTTTTATCTGCTTGAAATTTATTACTAAATTCACTTGTTACCATCTGCTTTCCTTATTTTTGATAATAGACTATTGTTTTTCTTCTTCTTTTTTGACTTGTATTCGCCTTTAGGTAAGTTCACAACTTTTTTTTCTTGCAGCTCTTGGGCGTCAGTTATTTTCTTGGCTTTTTTTACTCCCTCTTCTACGAAGTCGAGTATTAGTACAAACTTTTTACTTTTATGTAGAAAGCCCAACGAATAAATACTTTTACCACTTGGGCTGTTTAAATAGTAAAATATGGGCTTCTCTCCATATTTCTTTATTAATCTGTTGGCTACTCTTATCTGAATTTTGTAAGAGTCTCCTTTATTCCAAAATTTGTAAGCAAGACTTCCCTTGTTTTCGCGTTCAGCTTTTCTAATGCAAACCATTTCAGCTAAATACTGAGCAGCAGTACAAGGTTCACCCGTTGAGATACTTTTGAACTTTTTCTCGTTTTTCTGATTCATTTTTAAAAATCAACTGTTCAATGTTTACTTTTGTCAACTTTCTCTTTCCCTGCAATTCTTCAAAATCATTCAAAGGCCAGACAAACTTTCTAATGTCTATATGTTTGCAGTTTTTATTAAGCAGTGACACTGTTAGACTTTGGTAGTCTTTAAAGTCGCCTGACATTGACTGTTCTCTGGCGACCCCTCTCGATATAGAAAACCCGTCCAAGCCATCTGGGTCAGAAAAAAATTCTACAGCAGGACATCCAAGCATATGCAGCTTGATGCTTGTTGGCGTTGTATTAGTTTTAAAGCAATGCTTTTTAAATCTTTCCCAGCATTTTTCATAACCCTGTCTTTCATAGTCTCCATAGACAAGGCTTCCGTCTGTCATAGTTGCTATCCAACTCATTGTCAAGGATGACATCAGTTGTTTTCTCACAAATGGATCGAAAGAAGTACATACAGAATCGTTTAAAAGATGTAGGGGTTTATCTTTAACTTCCGACATTTACTTACCTTTTCTTTATTTCGTGAATATGTTTAGAGTATCGTGGACTAACTTCTGGTGATTTCCTTTTTGCTCTTGATTCGTCAGCAGCCATTGACGCTGCCTGAGTTCCAATCGTAGAACGCACAACCCCGTTTTCCGCTACGTTTCTGGCGTACAAAGGATTTGATTCAGTTGGTGGGCTTAGAGCTTCTGATGCTAGTTCTTCTTCTTGCTTTTCCTTATTGGCTGTAAAGGAAAGCTTCATGATTTGTTTATCAACCATGTGAACGGATCTATCTAGTAGATCTGCTATTTCATTGGGTGTTGTGTCTTGGTAATTTTTAGCAATATATGCTTTTTCTTTTTTTGAAAGTGGTCCCTTCTTCATTATTTAATCTCCATTAATAAACGTCTAGCGAAAGTGTAATCAGTTCTTTTTTTGCTTTTTAGATATTTCATAAAAGCTTCAAATGTAGCAACGTTAACCTTTCTAAAAGAGAATGTTGCAAGCCTAGCTCTACCTACTCCAGAGTTGGTGTAGTAAGGGTCAATCAATTCTCCGCTCGAAATTCTTAGGAAGAACTGTTTTGACAAATTTTCGTAATCATACGTACAAGAAACGCTTTTTGCGAAAGCAGTTCTTTCATCCTTTACTTTTTTTGCGTCCATACCAAACCATTGTACAAGAGTTTCTGTGGGCTTTGGTAGTCCCATTTGGTCAAAATCTTCGCTACTATGGTTTTTCATTAAGGTTCTCCAATAATTGTTTTACTTTTAGGATACATTCACCTTCTGTAGCTCCGGCAATCATTATCCGGGCTTTATCTCTAATTCCAAACTTAGAAAGTCTACCGTTACCGACTACGGATTCTCCTATGATTCCATTAGAGTCTAGCTCTCTGACTTCTATTTTTAGCGTTATAATTGCTGTATGTGGATTAGCTCTTGGTGGATCGGGATCTTTTTCTATCCCGCTTCTCATCATTTTTGAGAAAGCTGTTTCTCTCATGTCGATGGTCGCTCCCCTGTCTTAACCCAATGCGTTTGCTGTTCTGGTGTCATTGAAACAATCGCTCGATGACGTTCTCTTGCGCTCTTTTGTTTTGTAGAAAGTTCTGAGTTTATCTTATCGCTAGATCGCTTAGTTTCTAATTCATACTTTCCCATTTTTGCCGTATTTCTCTCGGCCTGCTGTGCGATTGTGGTAGGTTCTCCCTTAACGATAATACCGGGAGCGTTAATGAATATTTTTTTTAAGCTTTTCTGTTCGCAAATAGGACAAGTGTGATTTTCGGGTTCGTCATGTCTCTGAACAATTTCTATATGATAAGCACAAGGTTCGCATTCAAAATCGTATGTTGGCATCTTAGTTCCTCGTTCCTGTTCAATAAAAGGGAGTTACTGTATTATAGATACAAGTAACCCCCAAAGCACATTTTAGTTTATTTTAACCTATTTAAAATTCTAGATATAATTCTGTTTCGAACAATGTCTTCATTAGTTAGATAGCAAATTCCAACACCCTTTAGGTCATCTAGTTTTTCCATGCAGTTATTTAATCCTCCTGATGTATCATAAGATCCTCTTAGATCGGTTTGGTCTAAATCTCCATTAACAACTGCTTTAGAGCCGATGCCGATTCTTGTCATAAACATTTTGATTTGTTCATACGTGGCATTCTGTGCTTCATCTAAAATCATAAATGTGTGATGAAAGTTTCTTCCACGCATATATTCCAAGGGACACACTTCTATTTTGTTTGTGGCCCTCATTGAATTATATGTTTCCACCCCTAGATAAAGTTTCATTTCTTCAATTATTGGAACCATGTAAGGATGAACCTTCTCATTAAGCGAGCCGGGCAAGAAGCCCAACCCTCTTCCTGACTCTATTACTGGCCTTGTTATTATTATTTTTTCTATTTTTTCTTCTAATATATATTCACAAGCCATTCCTACTGCTACTGCGGTCTTACCAGATCCGGCTGGACCACAGCAAAATGTAAGATCATTTTCTGACATTAATGATATATAATCAAACTGATTTTCGCTTTTGGGTTTAAGTTTTTTTCGGGCTGGTCTAATGGGCTGTTTCTTACTGTTGTCTCTTCTTCTTTTAGCCATTGCAGTGCCTTAATAAGTGTCGTTGGATTTAAACTCATGAATAGTCGAATCTTTTACCAAGAATATTTCACTAGAATCGTTTCGGTAGGATAGTGAAGCTGTTACACTTTCACCTCCTACGCCTCCACCAGTGATTGAAAAATCTGTTAAAAAATTCTTGTCACCTAGATTCCATTGCCAGTATTTTGAGGCAACGGCGGGATCTTTTGCTAATATTCTAATTTCTCTATCCGCCTTATTGTTTCCCTGAAACTCTTTGGCGTAGTAGGCATACAGCTCCGAATTCGTGTTGGTCAATCCATAAGAGCTAAAGTGAGTATCCGTAACAAGGTGGTCGAACTTGTCTATAGGCGGCTGAATTGCCGATGGATATGTGTTGGGACTGACTGTCTTTGGTTTCGTTTGCTGATTAGAGTTTATGTAATGATCTCTTACAATTCCTTCAAATGTACAACTTACTGCAATAGGAAATTGAAGAATTTTATAATTGTTTATTCGAGTTTCTCCCCCTTCATCTGGAGTACCTGCCTGCTGCTGGGCTACATTTGAGTATATATCACTCCCAGACCACTGTCCGTAATCTACAAGTTCCTTAATATTAAATTCTATGTCAATACTAATAGAAGTTATTCCTATGATTGGAATACCATCCTTCTCGTTGCCAAGATAGAATAACTCCTGAACCTCTAGCGGCAACCAAGCGTAGGGAAGTCCGGCATCGGCTTGCGTATGAGGAACGATATCTGGATTTAGTATAATATTTTTACGCCGTAAGGTTTTTGCTTTTCTAGGAAGAGGGACCGCACTATCACTCACCTCTGGGTCCAAGTCTTCAAAAAGCATAGCATCAACAACCAAATCCTGTTCGTAATATTCAGCGGTGAGCGATATTGTTTCTCGAACAGCACCCTCTGTTTCAATATCATAAGATATAGAGTTTAAAACGGCACTTCTGTATGTTATGGTCCTACATTCGCTGGTTGTCGATGGGGGATCTTCTCCGGGCGGAAATCCGCTATTTATATTAGAAATGCTGTCTCTGCCATAAACAACCGTTATATCATAATATCTTAGCTTACCATTTCCAACACCAATTCCGTTATTAATATTGGTAACATGCGCTTCTTCGTAAGTGGTCTTACCGGTTGTGTTGTAGAAAAAATCACCCTTCCCCAATCCATATTCACCCGCTACTACATCTGGGGCACCAGAACTTGGGGAGGGTTCGTAGTAAAAATTATCTTTCAAAGACCCTAGAACTCTAGTGATTTGAATTTCGTATTTTGTCTTACCGTATTTTAATTTGTCCTGAGTCATTTGACCAAACTCGGGAAGTTTTTCTTGAGAAATCTGCCTTTCTACACTTATATCCTGAACACCATCTAGAAATAGATGGTCCGTAATAACTGCGCCTAAAGGGTCACCCGGACCTATAGCTGTCTTGTAAAAAACAGCATGAGAAAAATAACCTATTCTATCGTTAAAAGGTGATGTATATGCCATTATTTATTATCTCCCATATTAGTAATACGCATTTCAGTCACCCTCTTTAACAAAAACACCATCAATCATTTTACCCTTACGATCTCTAATATCATTCCAAGCAGTTTCTAAACATTCTCCAATGCTTAATCCATTTCTCTCCGCAATATTAATGAGTACAACTATCATGTCTCCGATATCGTCCGAAACGTTTTTGTCTTTGCAAATACTATCACTAAGCTCTCCCGCCTCTTGTATTAGTTTGGCAAATTGGTCTTTGTCGGTAGATCCATTGATTAGATTGCGCTCATGGTGCCATCGTGTAATTTTTTCTATCAAGGTTTTAGTTCCTACGTTCTTCTTGATAGAATTGTGGCTTTTTTCTAACATATCCATTCTTGCTTTATGATCTTGACATTCGGGCAGGTCATTGCAGCAATTTTTGATGTTCGCAACGTTAACTCGTACCATAGTTAGTCCTTTTTGAATTTAAAATGAATCTTGTCTAAATGAATCGTAACAAAAGTTTCATCTCCTATCTTTTCGGTTGTCACATGATCCGAAATTGTAGAAACGACTTTGGAGATCTGTTTTATGGTTTTTTCTTCTATGCCATACTTCTCTAGTATGTTATCAACGATACTGTCAAAAATACCACTATATCTTTTGTTACTCATAAAATATCTCCTAAATCCATATCATCCAAATCATTTTTACTGGCTCCAATCTTATAGCTGGTGATTTCATGCTCTTGTGGAGCCACTTGAACACTCTCACTGCTCATCCAATGACTTGTCCATCCGGCGATGGGATTCTTTCCTACGTTATCGTATGGTAGACCTATCGTTTTTCTTCGTGACATACACAACCAATCGACGTACTGATGTAGAACCTGCTCGTTTAAGCCTAATATTGAACCATTTTGAAACAAATAGGATGCCCATTCTTTTTCTTCTTTTGCAGCGCTCTCGAACATTTCTATAGCATCGTCCTGACATTGCTTTGCCGTATTCACAAACCCCTCGTCTTCTTCCTTGTGTAGAATTTTTAATATGGCCTGAGTGTTAGCTAGGTGCAAAGCCTCATCTCGTTTTATTAATTTTATGATATCTGCATTGCCTACCATTTTTTTATTTTCAGCAAAGGCGAAACTACAAACAAAGCTGACGTAAAACCTAACAGCTTCGAGGATGTTAATGCTGACTACAGACATATAGATTTGTTTTCTTATATCTGAAGGCTTATTGCTACTGCAAGCCATTCCCATGAGATTGTTATAATCCCTAATTGCAGAGTTGGCTCGCTTCATAATTTCTTTATCTTCGTAAATACCGTTAAAAACTTCTCCGCTGTCTGGGTAAACATTTTGAATAATATAACTATAACTTTGAGAATGGATTTTCTCAAAGAACTGCCAAGTCATTAGGCAAGCCTCTAGTTCAGAGTTGGTCACAAACTCAAGCAATGTTGGTACTCCACGGCAGATAACACTGTCGAGCATAGTTTGATATTTCAGATTAGATGTAAAGATAAACTTTTCATTATCAGATAATTCCTTAAAATCAGACCTATCTTTCTTTAGTTCAATTTCTTCTGGTCTCCAGAAGTTCATCATTTGCTTACTATCAAGATCCTTAAATACAGGATATTTTATCTGATCGTAACGCTGTACTCCAAGATCTTTTCCAAGAAACAGCGGTTGTGATTTAGGGTCTATGTTTTTTGTATTAAAAATTGTTTTCATATTGCACACGCTCCAGATTCGCAGTTCATTTCTTTTTCTGTATCTCCATCACCATCGGGAGTATTACAGTAGTAAAAATTCTTTAGTCCGTACTTATATCCATAGATCTGATCTTTGATAATTACACTTAGCGGAATATTTCCATCCTCGTAATGTGAATAGTTATAGTATAGATTGGTACTCATGCTCATATCTGTAAACTTTTGAATAACCGCCGCTACATCCATAATGTCTCTATTGCTATCCATGTCCCAAGCCATAGTATAATAATTTTTACGCATATGGTAGTTGGGAACTAATTGCTTTAATACTCCATTCTTAGCCTTTTTTGAGATTAATAAGCTCCGCACAGGCTCTATTCCATTTGTGCTGTTCTGAATAACAGAACTAGACTCACAAGGCATAATAGCAGATAAAGTAGAATGCCGTAAACCATAGGTTTTAATTTTTTCACGCAAAGCCTCCCAGTCCATGTTATACTTTGGTTTAATGATATCGTCAACCTTTTTTTTGTACCAATCAATAGGCAGAAGTCCTTTTGAATATTTGGTATCTTCAAATTTAGGGCATGGTCCTAGTTCTTCCGCTAGTTCGCAACTAGCATTAAGTAGATTCCATTGAATTTGTTCCATAGTCTCATGTACTAACTCTAAAGATTCGGTTCCATATTTTAATTTATTCTTTGCCAAAAATCCGGCAAGATTAGTGATACCAATACCTAATGATCTACGGTTCTTTGTAAAGTTTTCTCCGGCAATAACAGGGTAGTCTTGATAGTCAATAACGGCATCCAGAGTTCTTACTGCCATACGGCACGCTTCTTCAACATCCTTCTCGCTGGATAACTCTAGAAGATTTAATGCAGAAAGAATACAAATACCAATTTCACCTTCTGGATCGTCGATGGATTTAATTGGAACTGTTGGATGAATAATTTCTTGACATAGGTTGCTCATATGGCATGGTATGTCCCACGATCCGTGTGCATTAGCTGAGTCAATGTTCATACTGTAGATGCGACCTGTTTCCAGTCGCTCGCGAGCATAAATCTGTGCAAGCTGGCGAGCGGGAATTTTCTTCTTAAATTTTAGTGATCTTTTAGATTCTAGTTTTAGATAGAGTTCTTCAAATTTATCATTATCACCAAAAGCTTCGTACAATCCTTCCGCTTCATAAGGACTAAATAATGTAATATCTTCATTAGAAATTAGTCGATCATAAAACAGTTTGCAAAATTGAATACTGTAGTCCAGTTTTCTAACTCTATTATCATCAGTTCCTGCGTTGTTTTTTAGTACAAGAATATCCTCAATTTCATAATGCCAAAATGGTACATGAACTGTGGCAGAGCCTCCACGCAATCCGTTCTGAGACGTTGATTTAACAGCTGATTCAAAATTCTTCAAATACGGAATCAATCCTGTGTGGATAACTTCTCCACCCCTAATAGGTGAGTTGATTGGTCGCATTCTGCCGATGTTGAGACCAATACCCGCGCGACGTGCGGTATATTTTCCAACAGCATGAATGCTAGAAAAGATAGCGTCGAGGTTATCATCAACGTCAACCAAAACACAACTAGAGAATTGTCGGATGTTTGTCCGAACCCCTGCCATGATAGGAGTTGGAAGGTTAATTTTAAATGTAGAATAAGAATCATAAGCACGCTTAACATCGTCCACATTGTCGAAAAGGCACATCGCAATAGCCATATAGGCAAACTGTGGGGTTTCATAAATTTTTCCTGTGCTTCTGTTTTTTACTAAATACTTATCAATCATTTGCTGCAACCCCGCATAAGTAAATTTGTCATCGCGGGAATGGTTAATATACTTGCCTAAAGCGTCGATTATTTCCTCTGTCCATTTATTTTCCAATTCTGGATCGTAAACTTCATTGTCTACATTTCTACGGATATAATTAAGAAAGTCAGGAACTTGATCCCCGCCCCAAACCTCTTTTCTAAGTTGCATATTCAGAAGTCTAGCGGCTACATACTGATAGTTTGGATTTTCTTTAGATATTAAATCATTAGCTGATTTAATTAATACATTGTGAATTTCTTTTGTTTTAATATTATCATATAGTGACAAATTAGCATTCATCTCAATATCAGAAAACGATACTCCGTTTATTCCCTTCGTTGCCCACTGCACAACTTTGTGAATTTTTTCTACGGAAAAGTCTTCTAGCGTTTTGTCCCTTTTGGTTACTTTCATATTTGTCCCTAGTGTTTCAATGATGTGTACGCTTATCATTATACGCTATTCTAGAGCAAAAATCAATATGAAAATGACAAAATTTTGGTTTTTTTGCGGTATGTTAAATAGATTTAAAATATATTGATTCTATGTTAAGCTAGTTAGATGCTACAGCATAATCCGATTTTATCTAACGCTACCTCGACCATTTTGCATCATCAATTTTTTCTATAAGATTTTCGAATTTATTAGATATGGAATTTCCTATAGAATTAAGATTGTTGGCATTATTATTGATGGCTATTTTACATTCTACAATGTTTTTCTCAAGGCCATCTATTTTGTTTTCTATTTTACTTTCCATATTTCCGACCTTCTCTTCAATGCCTTCCATTCTTCTATTCAGTGAATCATTTACTTTTTCTTCTAAAATTATAATTTGTTTTCCATGATTTAGTATGGTATACATAACCCAAGCCATTACAGGGACAAGAAACATCCCTATGACTTCTGCTATATCTCTGGTCAAACTCCAAGCTTCATTCATGATATTTTCCCGCAGCTATATAAAAAGTAGGACTCGCCCACACCGAGCGAGTCCTACGCCTAAACAACTAATATGAATTACATACCTGTAATAGGTTTGTAATCGTAGAAGTCTCCACTTGTAGCGAAATTAGTATCTACAAAGTCAACCTTTAACACCAATTCACCCGGAACTGCGCGGGTTGGATTAGCAGCGCTGTCACTGTTAGCAGATGTCGCACCAGTAGTTGGGTCAAACATGTCTAAATCAGTTGCAGTTACCGGCGCCTCCGCCTGTGTTCCGGCTGAGTTCAACCAGTTAAGACGAGAAGGAATCTTAGAGCCGTTAGCTAAAACACCCGTGTAAGAAAACTCACCTGCTCTCCATTTAGCGAGCAGTCGAACTCCAAAGTCGTGTTTTAACCTTGCGACAGTTGGACGATCAGAGTTTCCGGGAATAAGAACTGCGTTCGTTGAAACGCCAGAAATTGTTGTACTGACTGTACGAATAACGTACTGACCAGCTTCTTGATATGAAAAAGTTCCGCCAGAAAGAATTTTCTGAGTACCATACATACCACCCGTTGGGGCAGCTGGATATGCTCTCTCAGGAACGCCATAAGACTTAATAATATCGTCTGTAGCATCTTTCAAAAGAAAAGCTTTTGTAATAGTGGAACTAGTTTCTCCATTTCCAATTATAGTACCACCTTGTTTCTGTGCTGCAAAAGCACCACCGGTAGTATTTTTCAAGTAATTTGCCGAAGCACCGGGAACAGCCATAGGAATCTCCTAAGAGTAAAATTTTTATTTTCCAAATTATCCAATAATAGCTGTCCGGTTCCTAGATTACTATACGCAATTTATCAAGATTCGCAAATGTTTTTACAAATGTTTATCGCGGTTTTTAATCTACGTCTTGCGGTTTCCCTACTGTAACCGTTAATTTTACCTATTTCTTTCATTGTTAAGTTTTCGTAAAATCTTTGTCTTAATATTTCTTTTACGTCTTCTGGCAGGCCGGAAACGATATCTGTGTATTCTAGAAACATTTCTGTTTTGTAGTCGCCCTTTTCAATATTGGAGCAGTTATATTCTATCTTTTTTTTCTTTACTTTATTTTTAAGAGCAAATGATAATTGGCTATATAGAAAAGAAGTGAATTTAGATTTGCTCTCGTCGTGCTTCTCAATGCACTTCCATAACGTGTTCATCTTAATAGACTCAATTTCATCTGAATCAATATTTCTTCTATACCTATTAGAAACCTTATTCATAATATTAGAAACATTAGAATCGTTCCACTTGTCTGAAAAAGCTTTGTTCAAATCAATATTACCCATGTTTTCCTCTCAAAATTATGCCGCCACGCGACTGCTTTAGTTCTACGAGTTTGTTCAAGTTTTCCATATATTCTTGATCTAACTCATCCGATAAAATATAATCAACATTTCCATTAACACTAACCAGAATTGACCAGTATTTTTGATTCTCTAACTGTTTTTTTACTAGGTCAACAGTTACCCTAACCTCATCTGTCATAACCTCCTGTTCCGTATAAATGCAAAGCCTACTTTCTATTTCTTGACGAACCTCGTTAAAATTAAACTGAAGATGAGGAATACCAATAAAGAAAGTGTAGCGATCCATAATCTTCAAACATGCCACACCATCCATTGATATTATTTTGTTTTTTATAGTTTCTGTTATATCAAAATTGGTCGTACCAATCCAGCAGTCCCACCTATCCGAAGGTTTAAACATGGAGTCCACGTTAAATATTCCGACAGGAGTTTGAATACTTGCTGCGTTTTTAAGCGGGAAGAATATTTCTGAATTTTCTCCATCCTCCATTGAATTTGCAATCTCTTGCATTATGTTAAAATCGGCAGCTATTGATGCCATGAATTGCTCTGACATAGCATTCCAGCTTTTCCAGATTATACTTTTGACTTTTGCCATAGCCTTACCTCATATAGTGTAAGCAGATTTTTCAGGAGAAATAATAGGTGAATTTAGTGAACCCTCTTTATTTATCTTGTCTGGATAATGATTTAGAATTAATTTGATAAAAGACTCATATTCAAGCTCTGTATCATTTAATACACATTGTTCTCTCATTTTTGATAAAATCAAGTCAGCATATCCATTATGTATTAATTCGTAAAATATTTTAGAAAGAGCTTGAATACCATCATTATCTTCTGTCCAGTCCATATGATACTGCACCTCCCCTCGCTTATCAACCCAAAAAACAAGATTCGCTAGTAAATCTTGGTTTTCTTTTTCATCCTCCTGTGAGTCGTGGAACTTGTCTGATGCACTGTCCATATCTATCCTCCAAAAAAATGTCTTCTAACGGAACCGTTTTGCAACCATTTCTACCACATATAACATCTTTTGGCACGGTTGCGCAGTAAATTGCCTCTACAACAGAAGGGCTTTCCTTTACTAATCCTTTTAATTGAGGATTTATAAATCCGTAATGCAGGTTGCATACTTCAGAACATAAGGAAGATAGTGTACTTTCTATGCTACCAGCGGAAACAAATTTAAAAGGAAAGCTGCCACATGAGTTAACAAGTAGATTTACACTAGGGATAACACCATTAAATCGACTTGGTAATTCAAGAATTATCAGTGTTATTTTTGTTTTCAAAATTTTGCCCTTTGTCTAATTCATGTTTAAGACGATCTGCGCTTCTTACCGTATTCGCGATCTCTGAGTAACGAAGAAGCGAAAGTTTTAAATCTGGTATAGCATTGTCTTTTGTTGGATTAGCTAGTATCGAATTTATTTTAAATAACTCTTCTTCAGATTCAGCTTTTAGTTTTGAAATCACTACGTCAACAATATTCATATTTTTTCCTAATTAGCTAGTGAATACGCTAGTCCATTAAAATCAATTGAAAGGTTTTGTTTTTGGTTTTCTGTAACAGAAGCGTTTTTTGTACCCAAGGAATCCTTAAATAATTCCTCTATTCCTTCTGCATATCCGTCATACTTACCGGCTAGACTGGTTCCAAACTCGTTTTGAGCGGCTAGTACATATATATCGTTTATCTGTTGAGAATTACAGTTCCAATCTTTAACCCTTTCCGAAAAAACCATGTTAAATATCGCCAACCGCAACCCATCATCCTTATCGGTTACTAAGTTGGCAATACTTGAAACATTTTCCAAAGTATCTAAGTCTGGTCTAGGAATATTTAAAATTGGAATATTGGGCGCAGGAATATTTGGAATACTGTTTTTAATTGAGTCCCAAAAGAACCCAATCAATATCAAACAAATGCCAATAATAGCTCTAGTTTTTTTCGTCATCTGTTTCCACCTCATCTTCTCTGAATAAAATTAGTAAAGGAAAAACCTCGTCCAGTTTTTTGCAGGCGTCGCGAAGTTTTTTTTCCTCACAACTTACCATCAAAGCCTCCCACTGTCTAACAATCTTAGATAAATTCGGTGGAGAGTTTGTATTTGGTTTTAGTTTTAAGTTATTCAAAGAGGGAATATTATATTTAATTTTATCCCATAAAAGAGGAAATACAAGAATAGAACCGAGTCCTAAAAAAACCCACTGAACAATACTTATATCATTTAAAAATTCCATTCTAAAGACCTCTAGTTACTTTGTTTCTCTTACTGTGTCACCGATGACCCAAGCGACAACGATTGTTACAACTCCCAATAGTTGTTCTTGATTTAGATTTACTCCTAGAACATCTGCTGCAACGACACTAACAAGACCAATTGCGCTAACCCAAAAGCGCCTTGAGGCTAGTAACGATTTCCACTTACTCATAACTTATCTCCTAACAATAAATTGTCAACAGGGTAGTCAGTTATTTTACTTCAAAGAGGCGACCACCTAAAATTCCTCTCTGACTTTTATATGATTTTGAATTATCTTTAGTAGAACTGATAACCGATTCAGGTTCGGACCAATCCTCAATTACTGTCACTTCGTTCTCATGATATGGACAATCGGAAACATGACCATCTCCTTGAACTATTTTGCCGGTCCCCTGACATATGCACTTTTTTGGATCTGGGTCTGGACCCGATGGAACAACAGGTTCCGGGGGTTCCG